TATATATATGATATAATTTAATTATTTTTTTTATTATATATTACAGCAAAAAATAGAATTCCTGATAGTATAACAGGAAAAAGTTGGAAAATCAATTATTTTTTTTAATATTTTAATTAATTATTGTGTTTTTGGTTTAAAGATAAATCACTTATAGATTATATAAAAGAATAATGGAATATTTATACGATAATAAAAAACGCTCTCATAATGTAGATGAAATAATTGACGCTTTAACTGATGAATATGTGGTAAATGATGATTTTGATGAGGAGGACTTCTCCTGTTATATATACGCAAACTGGGATATGGAAATAATAGAAAATGATTATGATAATGATATATTATCATACATATATAATTTATATGAAGAAAGGCAACATCAAATATCCTTTATGAATGAATAAAATAATAAAATTAATTAATTAATAATAATTAATTACTTTCTTGGTTTAAAGATAAATCACATATATATTCTATAAAAGAATATGGAAACGTGGTGTGCCGATTATTTTGATTTTGAAAATTTTGAGGATAAATGTTATTTTAGTGATTTTGAAAAAAACACATATAATAATAATGATTTTGATACATTTTTAAAAAATAATTATATTGATAAAGGAGTAAATGTCCAATTTATAGAATGTTTATTATTTATAATGGTTGAAATACATAATTTTAAATATAAAAAACGATTAAAAAAAATATCACAATATCAAATGAAAAAACTAAAAAAATTCTGGGATGGAGATACTAAACACCTACAAATTCATATTAATAAAACACATATAAGAATTCATCTATGTTATAATTTTGATGAAGGAGGTTTATGTGAATGTAAAAATATATATATATGTCGGAAAGAAAAACCATTTATTTCAGGGGTTTAAAGATAAATCACATATATATTCTATAAAAGAATATGGCATATATATGGAATTTAAATGAAGAAATACCTATTAAGGAATTTGGGGATAATTTTAAAGAACTTCAATCTATAATTATAAATGATATTAATAACAATATGGATTATATAAGTTCTTTCGGAACGATGAAATACAAACATATATCAAGAAATCAAAAATATAAAATTAATAATTTTATGAAATGGTGTGTTGGTTATTGGGAGGATACAGAAGAAAACCACGAATACTTTGAGCAAATAGAAATAACCGAACCAAAAATAACTTACAAATATATTAGTGAAACTGATAAATCTATTAAAATTGAAATAAATTGTAATTGTTTGTGTGGTGGAATATATTTAAGAATTTTCAAGATTTATAAATAATTATATAATATCAGTAAATATTATATGATTAATACAAAAAAAGATGTAGAAAAAATAAAAGAATATAGTTTAAGTAATGATGACTTTGATAAAATATTAGAACCTGATACAAATATATTTACTTACCCTGAATTAGAAAATGTTCGTCATATTGACGAAGTTTTTGATAGAAAAGGACGAGCAATTATGCTATATTTAACGGAAAACTCTAACAGCGGACATTGGATTAGTTTAATAAAAAAAGGAGATACAATAGAATTTTATGACCCGTATGGATTTAAAGCGGATACACAAGGTAAAAAATTAGGACTAACTGATAAAGAAGATAAAGAATTAAATACAGGAATGCCATTATTAACCAATTTGGTAAAAAAAGCGGGATATACATTAAAATCAAATAAAAGAAAATCACAACCTTATAGAGATGATGTTAATACTTGTGGTAGACATATTGTATTTAGAACTTTATTATATAAAATGCCAATGGACAGATATAATAAATTATTAGATAGTTGGGAAAATAAAGATGTGAAAAGCGATGATATTATTACTATTCTTACGGATAATATAATAAAGAATAAATAATAATATAAAAAATAATATGTCTTTATTATATATATAATGTATTCATTTTTAGGGAGTAGAGATGATAGTGGAGATTACGAAGCAGTTTATTATAATTGTGATATTGTAAATGGAAGAGTTGTAGACCAAGGTTCAGGAACAGACCCCGAAGTCCAATTTAACGAAACAAGGGATAGTCCTATGATTAAAAACGCATCTAATTATGAATTTGCCATTGTTAGATTTACGATGAATGGTGCTGGTAGGGATTTACCGATGTGGATGCCTGTAATTGAAATGGGATTAACCCCACCTGTTGTTGCGGGAGTTCAACCATCAGTTCAACAAATAGTGGCAACAAATAAATCAGTATATAAAATTACATTAAGAGCAGTATTAAATGGTGTTGAATATTATAGTAGCGAATATTCATTAAATCCAACTGGTGATACAACTGCTGGATTACCACCAGCATTAAATGGTGTAATTCAACAAGGAAATAGTTTGATATTTGTTCCCGAAGATATGGAAGCACGACGACCACTTCCACAACAGGGGGTAGCGACAACAACACAGGATACAGCAACAAGATATTATTATATTTCTACATATAAAGCAGTTGAAAGTATGGTTAATAATACTTTCGCACAAGCGTGGCAGGATATAGAAAACCAATTTACTACTGCTTTTCCATTGCTTCAAGTCCAAAGTCATTGTCCTATTATGAAATATAATTCCACCACAGGATTATTTGAGTTATATTGCGATGCTTATGGTTGGGGTAGTGATGGATTTGGTGGTGCGGGTGCGACACTTGCTAATCCAGTAATGTTGGGAGTTGATAATACCCGTAGTAATACTCTTGTTGGTTCTACTCAAACTGAAAATTGGGATATGTTTTTTAACTCAAATATGTATGGATTATTTGCTAATTTCCCAATGCGATATTGGGGTGGAGATGTTGCCACAAATAATAGAACATATCAAATTTTAACCTATGTTCCAAGATTACTTCCCGCACCACCACTTTCAACAACCGCTACTATTGGTGGTATTCCTGGACTGACTGGGACGAGTGCCGATGTAGATAATAACAGGATATTTGCTGGGAATGGAAATGCCTTAACACACGCATATCCTGGAGTTGTGGGTCCCACCGCCGTAGAGTGTATGATGGTAAAACAAGATTATTCATCAACTTCTTCATTATGGTCGCCGATAGAAAGTATTGTATTTACAACAACATTAATACCTGTTGTTAATGAATATGTTGGACAACCCCAACGATTTGGCGATTCAAATGATGCTTCAAGTTCAACAACTCAAAATGCTTTCCAACCTATAATTACTGATATTGCTTTACCGATGGGTTCGGCAGATGATTATAGACATTTTGTAGAATATGTCCCCAGTGCTGAATATCGGATGATTTCGTTATCGTCATCTAATCAAGAAATTAAAAATATTGATGTCCAAGTATATTGGAAAAATAGAATGGATGGTTCATTAATTCCAGTCCAAATGTTTAATTTAAGTTCTATTTCTATGAAGATGATGTTTAGAAGAAAAAAGTAAATAAATGCGTTTTTTATGTAAAAATCTAAATTTTTTTATATATTATATATATATAAATGAGTTTATCAAAAGATTTAAATTATGGTTTAAATAAAGAATTAAGCACACAAAAACAAATTGAGGAATGGATTGGTAGTTCAATAACAAAAACAGATACGATGAACCACTTTGATTTTAAAGTAAATGATAAAAAAATATTAATAGAATTAAAAAGCAGGAGAGTAAATAAAGATAGATATGATACCACTATAATCGGTAAAAATAAAATTGATTATGCGATGGAGAAATATAATGAAGGATATGAATTATATTTTTGTTTTAATTTCACAGATGGATTATATTATTTTAAATTTGATAAAAGTTTAACAGGATATCCAAGTAGATTTTTAAAAAGATTTGATAGAAAATGGGGACACTATGTTATTGATATAGATTGTAAAGATTTATTAAAAATATAAATTCCCTTTTTAGATTTAGGATATATATAAAAGTTAAAACGGGAATAACAAAAATATTATAATATATTAATATGGAATTGGTAAAAACAATGGGAGTAGAGGATTTAGGAGAATTACCTTTTAATCAAATTTTAACACATTATAAACAATTAAAATATTGGATAGATAATAAATTGGTTGAATTAGAAGAAAGAATAGAAAATTTTGATGATAAAAAATGGATACATTTTCATAAAATTATTAATGATAAAGATGAAAAAATAAAAGAAATGAGAGAAGAAATACAAAATGTAAGGCAAGAAAAATTTGAAAAATATGAAAATACATTAAAAGAAAATAAAGCATTACGTAGATTATTAAAAACACCTTCAATGCTAAATGCTTGATATATCTATTTAATATTAATAAATATAATATATATCTATTAATTTTAAAATAAAAAAAAAAATATATAGGATTTATAGGAAATTTAATTAAATTTATTAAAAAAAATATAATAATTAATTTTAATTTTTTATCTATCCACTATATATAAGATGTCAGCAAGTAGTGATATTCAAAGACTTTCTGTTTTTATGCCTCAAATAGTTCAACATAGACCTCGTTTCGCAGTGTATAAAGGGGCGTTGTCGGTATCTAATTCTCCATTCCAAGCAATTGCCGCCACGTCATCTCAACTTACGTTCAATATACAGGTGCCCTCCTTAAATTGCTTTATGTCCAGGGAAGTAGAATTCACAGGGTCGCCAAATATGAGTTGTTTAGTCACCGTTCCCGGCGCACAACCAGTTCAACCAACAGACCCAGCAGTTTTAACTTGGGGTCAGGATTGTGCTTTACCAGCATTTCCACTCCACCAAATGATGAATACGCTAACAGCAAATATCAATGATACCACATCCACGATTAATGTCAACGATGTTTTGTATGAAGTATTGAGGTTAGTGGATATGAAACGCAACAGATTACAAAGAACCTGTCCAACAATGTTGGATAAATATCAAGCATACGATTATGCCGTAGGTGCTAATAATAATAATCTTTCTTCCTACTGGGATGGAACTGATTATGATAATATGCCCAATGGTGCTTTCTATGATGTTGTTTTTACCAACGCCGCCGGTCAAGCGTTAGTAGGAGCATTAGCAAATGTTCCTTATAATGATGGTGTAGGAGCAGTAAATGTTAATAATAGTGTGCCTTGTTTAACCGATAGTGGTGTTTATGCTGGTGCCGCCCCCACAGGTCTTTATCAAACAACCTACAATATCTTTTACAGGTATCAATCAACAGAAAAATTAGTATTATCTCCATTTATTTTCAGCGAAATTCACGGAAACGAAACCGCATTATTCGGAATTAATAATGTCCAACTTGTAGTAAATCTAGGTAATACTCAAAGAAATTTAAGATGTGCCCCGTTAGCAAGTGGGGCGGCACTTCAACGAGGAGTGACAAATGTCCAATTCAATACTGGTGCTCCTCAAGCGTGGTCTACGTCCGTTGTTAATATTTCTTTTTACACCCCGAGTTTAGATTTGGATTTACCACCTAAATCGGTCGTGCCCTATATGGAATTCCCAAGATATATTACAGGTAATCTTGCTAATGTTCTTCCTAACGCAACCGCAACTTTACGAAGTAATACCATCACTTTACCACAAATCCCCGATATGTTAATTTTGTATTGTCGTCCTCAAACTTATGGAGATGCGGTGCTTGGTATTAATGCTAATACACGAGGTGATTGGTATTTACCTATAACTAACATAAATATCAATTTTGATAACTTCTCGGGACTTTTGAGTTCACATACAGCAGAGCAATTGTATGCGATGTCGGTTGATAATGGTTTAGATATGGATTGGAATACTTGGAATGGACAAGCAGTAGTAGCAAATAGTAGACCAGTAAATCCTGTTGTATTAGGAAGAACACAAGACGGAAATCGTGTTCCAGCAGTAGGGGGATTTTTAGTATTAAAACCTTCAAAAGATATTCCATTACAATCAGGACAAGCACCAAGTGTAGTAGGAAATTATACATTCCAATTTAATGCCACCGTATTTAACCAGTCAGGTGCGGTTGTCTCTCCAGCACTTTATGTAATTGCCGTTAATTCAGGTTTTTTTGAAACCCAAAGTGGAAGTTCTAGGATTTTGAAAGGAATTCTTAACGAACAACAGGTCATTTCTGCTCCTCGTGCGATGGATAGTGCTAACCTACGTCGTTATGTAGGCGGTAATTTCTTATCATCATTAGGAACTGCTTTATCCAAAGTAGCACGTAATCCAGCAGTTCAATCAGCAGTTGGTCAAATGGCAAAATCCGCATTAGGTAAAGGAGGAAATGTTGCTGGTGGGGTGGGATCAATGGCAGGTGCTGGTAAAAGAAAATCCAATCTTGCCAATTTACTTTAAAAAAAATATATATAGGAATAATTTAGAAATTTAAAAATATTATTAATATAAAAAAAATATATCAGTAATATATATAATGTCTAACGCAAATGATAAAAACCCACAAACGAGAGAAGATGAATTTGATGGAGTGACAATTGGTAATAATGGTGATTGTAATATAGGTTATGATGGCACATCATTAAATTTAAAAAATACAGATGCCAATGGTGATGTAAATATATTATCAGCAGATGGAAGTATATTAGAAATTGTCGGAGGTGTGAGTGCGGATATAGAATTACGAGCAAATGGGAATGGTGGAGTTGGTCTTATGAGTGGAAATTTAGGTGGTGGAAATGGTGCGATTTCTTTTTTTACTCTTGGTAGAGTTGTTGCGGATGCTGGAACACAAGTCCAATTCGTAAGTCCATTATTAGTAATGGATTGTGCTGGTGTAGATTTTGGAGCATTAGGCGATGAATATACAGGTGTTATACAAGACAACGGAGATAGAAATGTCCAATGTGCGAGGTTATATTCTCAAACAAACGGAATTCTTTGTCTTGATGCCCAAAGTGGTTATGTCCGTGTAAATTATACCTGTTCTACCGCCGTTGTTGGAGCAAATGTAGTTCAGTTTCCAGTTCAAAGTTGGGAGGCAACCGACGCACAAACTCAACAACTTCCGTTTGTTTGTGATTTATTTATAACTTTTGCGAATGATGGAGATGCTATGAATGTAGAAGCAGTAGATAATCCAATAAATCAAGCACAAGTAGCAAATTCTATGACCTTTAAAGGTATTGATAATGGAGGAGGACAACACGCAATTCCACTCAATGGTGTTGGTGGATTACTTGGTGGTGTTAATGATATGGGTGGATTAGGAAGAGGAAATTTAAATTTAGTATCAAACAACGGAAACGCAGACCAAAAACTCCATTTAAGGATTAGTAGTTATGGTAATCAATTGGGCGTGGCACAAGAATTATTAGTAGAAGTTGTAGGACTCGGTCCTGATGGAACTGGTGGTGGGGCAACATCGGTGATATTAGCAACACCAGCATAATTAATATTTATGTAAAAATATATTTAAAAATTATTTTCTTACATTAATATATAGAATGGACGAAAACGAGAAAAAACTTTTAGAATTAAAAAGAGAAAAAAAAGTTAAATTTGACGAAAATTTAGAATTAAAAATTCGTGATTATGTTGATAGATGCGTAGAACGAAAAATAGAAAGTATAAAAGAAAAATTAATTACAGATTTATTAAGTCAAATGGAGAAAGATTACAGGGAACTTGCTGGTTATTGTGAAGGAAAAAAAACAAAAGAAGCATTGGAAAATGTAGTGATTTTTTCAAAAGACGCACGAGTTAATGGACAATTGGTATAAATAATATCTTTATATATATAGATGAAAGGTAAGAATGATGATATATTTATAGCACAGCATACATATATTACATTATTAGAAGAACGAATAACTAAAATAGAAAAACAATTAAAAAAAATGGAAATAAAAAATTATAAATTAACCTGTAAGAATGTAATATTATTCAAAAGATTACAGGAATTTAGAAAACCATTAACTCCATTTGATAAAGGAAATAGTGATTAATTTTTTTCGGGTTTAAAGTTTAAAGATATTATATATATATAATATATATAATGAAAAAATTACAATTATTAAATAATTTAATAAAAAGAACTCCCAAATTTTCAGGTTGTGGATATAATGCCATACCGAAAAATATGAAAGAATTAGAACAAATACGGGGTAGTTTTAATAAAGTAAATGGATTAAGAAAAGAGGAATTAACATATCAACAAAATATGGTAAAATATTATACAAAAAAATATCCGAATTTAGATAGTAAATAAAAATTAAAATATAAAATTATAATGTAATTTTATATTATAATGAATTTTGAGGGGTGTAGATATTATCAACGAACATTAACAAGAAAATATACGATGAGTGTAGAAAGAGAAAATATAGTATTAAATAGAAAATTAAGTAAAGTATTACGGAATCAGGCAAAATTATTTAGAGATTTACAAGAAGCAAAATCAAATGTAGGAGCATTGGAATTTGAGGTTCAAAATTGTCACACCACTATAAAGGATTTAGAAGGAGAAGTTGAGGACTTACACCAAAAAGTATATTATTTACAAACAGAATGCGACCCCGAAAATGACCCATACGAAGAAGTAGAAAAAGTAGAAGAAGTAGAAAAAGTAGAAGAAGTAGAAGTAGAAGAAGATTTAGAACCAGCAGAAAACGAGGTGAATGAAGAACCAGCATTAGATATGTCTAATAGTGATTACGAAAAAGAAAATGAAGAATGTAATGTTAGTGCGAGTGGTGAATGTGAATGCGTAAAATCTGTTGGTGTTTTAGAAGTAGCGGATTGGACATACGAAATGCCTTGGTCGCAAATTGCTAGATATTAATTAATTATTATTAAAATTAGTTTTCGGGGTTTAAAGATAAACCACATATATATTCTATAAAAGAATATGGAGTTTAATCAAGATTTACTGACTAAATGTATAGAAGAAGATATGAAAAAACCAATTATAATCCCAGCGGATATAAACTATAATGAATATACTGAAACTGAAATATACGAACAATTAATTAATCAAGGGAAACCTTTGAATATTCATAAATATTGTTTGGTAATGGAATTAAAAAAGAGATTAGAAAAGTTAAATGGAGAAGAAATATATTTAAACAAAGAAATTGAAAGAGTTGAGGAGTTATTACAAGAAGTTTATGAAGAGAAAGACGAACTTGAAAACGAAAATGAAAAATTAAAATTAAAATGTAGAGCAGTTAATGGAAAATTTGATTGTAATAATTGTGGAGATAGACCAGCACATAAACATTCAAAATATACTCTCTATGATAAAACTGAATATTGGTATTATCTTTGTGATGAATGTGAGGAAGAACAGAAAATATTAACTGATATGACCGATGATGAATATTATGATAAGAACAGATTTATTTTTAAGAGAAACGGAGAGTATGCTGGATGAAATGTAAGAAAGTATAACAATTTACTTACATTATGTAATAAACTTACATAATATAAGGTATATACGAGTAAAAATCAATTGATTTTTACTATTAAACAACTATATAACAGGAACTTTCTTACAATAAGTAAATTAATAAATATATAATGGTAAAAAAAAATATAATTATATTATATAGATGAAAAAGGATATTAAAAAAATGTTATGTAGTAAAAATGTAGATAGAAAAAAAGAAAATAAGATTGTAATTATAGCGAAGGGAAAAGAATTTAATTATACTAATACTGAAATGGCAAAATGGTTATTAAATAATCATACATCATTTAAAAAAGAAGATATAGTTTTAGATTGTTGTAAGGGTGGTGGTGCTTTTTATGATAATATACCGAATGTATTAAAAAAGGATTGGTGTGAAATAGATTTAGGAAGAGATTTTTTTGATTATAATAAAAGAGTTGATATTTGTTTATCATATCCTCCATCGGTTCCGAGAAAACTATTTTGGGGTTTTATGGAAAAAGCAATGAGTATAACTAACAGGAAAATTTATTGGTTAATTAATGTTAAAACATTAAATACATTTACACCAAGACGATTAGATAATATGAAAAAACAAAAATGGTTTATTCAAAAATTCACAATTGTGCTGGACAGGAGGTGGTTTGGTAGATATATGTGGTTGGAATTTGGTAAGGAGGACAAGGGGTTTGTAAGTTATAATACCAAATCTTATTGAAAGACCTTTTAAGATTTAAGACATATATAAACAGCGAAAAGGGAATATATTACATTATGTAAATAATATAAAAAAAAATGTATTATAATATATATAGAATGAGAGTTAATGAATATATGTTAAATTTACATAAACTATTTATTGTAAAAAAAGATGTAGTAGAAGCAACTGCCACAAAATATATTAAAAATCTTTATTTACTCAACAATAAAAAATCATTTAATAATTTATCTTTTTTAAAAAAAGTTGATGATATAAATGATAGAATTAAACCTTATGCTTTAACAACCAAGAAAAGTTTAATAATAAGTATAGTATCAGCATTATCGTTAGTTAAAAATAGACCAAGTTTTAAAAAAATATATGATTATTGGAGTGAAAAATTAAATGAAAAGAAAGGCGAGTTGGATAAAAAAAGAGGTGTGATGTCTTTAAAACAGGAAAAAAATTGGGAAACGTGGGAATATATAGAAAAGAAGAAAAATGATTTAGAAGAAGAAATTAAGGAATTTTGTGGAAATAAATTAATATCAAGAAATCAATATAATAAACTTTTACAATATGTAGTATTAGCATTATATACCTGTATAGCACCAAGACGAAATAAGGATTACCAAGAAATGTATGTTGTAAAAAAATATACAAATAAAAAAGATAATAATAAAAATTATTATGATTTTGAAAATAAACAATTAGTATTTAATAATTATAAAACATCTAAAAAATATGGACAACAAAAAATAAATATAGAAAATAATAAAGAATTATTATACGCATTAGAATGCTATTTAAAACACCATCCGTTAAAGAAAAAAAGAATGAGTAGAAATACAGAGTTTAGACTTTTAGTTAATAATGATGGTTCTTCATTACCAAGTGTTAATAGTATGACGAGATTATTAAATAGAGCATTAGGAAAGAATATAGGAAGTTCTATGTTAAGACATATTTATTTAACATCAAAATATAAAGATGTTAAAAATGAAATGAAAGATGACGCAAAAGATATGGCACATTCAGTATCACAACAAAAAGATTATGTTTTAGAAAAACAATAAAAATTTTTTTTATATTATTAATATATATATGAGTAGAGCAAACAACTTAAACACACAGACTAAAAATGAATATCATAGTGTATCAGCAAATCCACAATTGGTAAATATTGGTAGAGCATTTGGAAATTTAACATCTGTTGCCTTAGCAACAAGAAGTTCTAATTATATGGTAGATTTAGGTGATAACGAACAGGCAACCATCACTCTACCAATTGCTACTGGCGAAGGAGTTGTATTGAATGGTTATATGACTGCTTTTGATGTTGGTGGAAATCAAGCAACATTAAACTTTGCGTCGCAAGATGGTAGCACAAGTATTTTTCTTGCTCACACGGCAGGTTCAGCAGGTGTCCCCGGTGCTGGTGCGATAAGTGTGATGTCAGCACACGCCACATTAGGAATACGACAAACGGCGGCAACGGCGTGTTCGTGTTCGTGGTCGGCATATTCTGCTACTTCTATGGGTAGTAATAATTACAGAGATTGGGTGGTTGTAGTAAGAAATCTTACAAATGGGGCAATAGTATAAATTTAATTTTTAATTAAAAATATTTAAAAAAAATATTTTTTAAATAAATATATTTGGTAATAGTATATAATGAGCAATGCTAATGATTTACAAGCACAAACAAGAAATCAAGATGTGGTGACGGCAGGAAGTTTAGCGAAAGCACAATCATTCGGAACAGGTGCGACTATAAATGTAGCACAAGGCGAACATTTATTATTAGATATAAATTGTGCGTCCGCAACAACTACTATTAATTTACCAACGGCAAGTTCGGTATTACATACAGGCGTCGTTGTTGATGCTTATGTATATGGAGATACAGGAAATCCAGCGACTTGGTCTTTGGTAGTAAATGCTCCCAGTAATATATCTTATCAAGTCCTAAATAATTCTACTCAGGCGGCACCGCTGGTTGTGGTTTCCACAAGGTCAACAGTCGCTACCGCCACATTAACTTATGACCAAGAAGCAGGTGGTGTGGGTGCCGCCTTTGCTTCTTCGGCATTATTACAAATTAGGTCGTGTGGCACCGTAGGTTATACAATTACGGTGACAAGTTATAATATGGCAGTAGCATAAAAAAAATAATAATTTATACTTAAAGATAAAAATATTATATATATATATAATATAGAATGGCAGTTAATAAAGCAAATATGAAATTAAATAATATTATTCAAATTCAACAAAAAGTTCCGATATCTCAACCTGTAAATTTACAAAAAAAAATTGAAGAACTAACACAACAATTAGAAGAAAGAAATAAGCGTATAGAAATAATAAAAAAGCAAAAAAGAAAATATGCTAAATCAGGTAAAGGTAGAATAGCACAAAAAAAGGCAAGTGCTAAATATTGGATGAAAATAAGAAGCGGAAGACCACGAGGACGACCGAAAAAAAATGTATAGTAATTACAGCATAATAATAATTTAATTAAATTATATATTAATTTAATTAAAATTTAATTAAATTAAGGGTTTAAAGAAATAATCTTATATATATATATAGAACATTATGTCCGTGAACTTAGACGAAGATACCCTAAATTACTTAAAATACCAAATGATTAAATATACTTCAACATCGGGGAGTGTAAAACATTATAGTTTGAAAAACGACGGAAAACTCTACGATAAAAAAAATGGATTAGAATATTTAAAATTATGTTTAAATCCTGATAAAAAAAAATTTATTTCAACTTATTATAATCAAGAAGATTTAGTAAAACCCTTTTTTGATTTTGATAAAGAAATAAAACTGGACACAAAACGAGAATGTATGAAACAAAAACGAAAAGAATTAAAGAAATTATTAAAAAATCTAATAAGAGAATTTGATGAAGAAGATGAAAAAATTATTATTGGTGTGGCAGATAATTCAAGGATAAAATATAGTAAAAAGAAAAAAGAACCTGCTTTTTACATATCTTATCATATTATCATTAATAATGATTTATATTGTAAAGTTAAAGATTTAAAAAAAATTGCTTTTACTTATGAATGTGATTATAAATTAGTTTATTCAGGTAATAGAATTTTACGATTTTCAAATCAATATAAAAATGTTTCAGTAAAAGAAAAACCTAAATTAAAATGTTATGATAAAAATTTAAAAAAAATAAAAACGGATTTGAGTATGTTTTTAATTAATAAAACTTGTTTTCAAACTACCGAGCATTTATCCTCTTTGCCTGAACTTAAAATTATAGAAACAAAAAGGAAATATAAAAGGGGTAAAAACAATTTTACACCAATTAAAAATGATGATAATTATATACCTCATAAAAACCAAATTAAATTAATTTATAAATTATTAACTGATTTTCCAACTGAATATATTAATGATTATGAAAAATGGAGAAATATGGGTTTTATGTTATCATCATATTCAAATCATAAGAAAATGTTAGAAATATGGAAATGGTATAGTAAAAGAAGTAAAATATATAAAGATGAAGCAGAATATGAATGTGATAAAGCGTGGAAATATTTTAATAGAAAACCTGATAATCCTTTAACAATGGGTTCATTAATTAGAGAACATAGAGATATTTTAACATTTGTGATATTAAAAAGAAGAAATATTCAACGCACAAAACATTTAAAAAATATAGAAAAAAAAGAAATAGAAAAAAAAATAAAAGAAATAAATGATAAAAAAATAAAAGAATTAAAAGAAAAAGAATTAATACCGATTCATAAACCAAAAAAGAAAATAGATTATAAAATATTACATAAACCAATCCGATATAATGCGTTAGAAGGATTGGAGAATTTAAAACAAATTGAAATATTAAATATATCATCAAAATTTTTAACAACAAAAGATTTAATACCCATAGAAAAAATAAGAGATAAATTACTGGAACATAAAATAATATTTATTAAATCTCCAACTGGTTCAGGTAAAACTTGTTTAATACAATATTTAACAACTGACGAAAAAGGGATAAGTATTGTATCAAGAAGAAGTTTGGCAACTTTCCATTATGAAAATTTAGAATGTATATATTTACATTATGACAAAAAAATTGGCAGACACGCAACAATCGGAAAAGTTTATCAATTAGATAGTTTATGGGAGAAGGGATATAATGATAAATTACATAATAAATGGATAAATATGGGAAAAAATCCGATGGAATTTCAACCTTATTTACGAAAAAATATATGGAACTTTAATTTAGATAGTATATATTTTCATCAAAAAAATTATATATTAATATTAGATGAATTCAATAGTTTAATTAATCATATATTCAATAATTTAAAAAATATGAAAACAAGAAGAATTGAAATTACAAAAAATTTAATTAAAGTAATAGAAAATGCGAAGCAAGTTTTATGTTTTGATGCCGATTTATCAACGTCTACTATTCAATGGTTATATGAAAATATAGATACTCAAAAAGAAAAACCATTGGTAATTATTAATAAACCAAAAATAAAAAGAAAAACGCCAATCGTATTTTTTAAAGATAATAATAAAATGGTTGTAAAAATGAAAGAAGATATTAAAAATAAAATATTATTCTTTTCTTGTAGTGATAGATGTGGACAATTTCATCAAGAGATTATTTTAGAATTAATCCAAAATGATGCGAAAATTGAAAAAGAAAAAAAAGCAGGAATATTAAATTATTTACACGGAGCATTTAAGAAAAAAATACCACTTATTAAAACTGATAATTTAATAATTTATTCAGGATACGAAACACCTGAAAATATAAATACGGAAGACTGGAAAGATAAATATGTTTTTGCCACTCCAACAATACTTTATGGGGTTGATTATAATTATAAAGAAACGCATAAAATATATTCTTATAACTGGGGTGGAACAATTTCGGCATTAGGTATAAATCAACAAATAGGAAGAATTAGAGAACCGATAGAAATAAATATATTTATTGAAGAACAAGGAGTAGGATTATTTTGGTCTTGGGATATATGGATTAAAACATTCAATTATTTATTACATAACAATTTAATTTTAGATAGTTTGAAAGTTCAGGATGTAGATAAAGAATTTTTAGGTAGATTAAATAGATTAAATCAAAGATTTTCATATAAACATTTATTTTTATCTTGCCATATTGAATATCATTTAAAAAATTTATTAGAAGATAAAGGATATATTGATATTAAAGTAGATGAAGAAAAAGTAAAAGCACCACCTGAACCCATAACTGATGACAAAGAATTAATAGAATATTTACAATCAAAAGGAATAGAAAGAACCGATGAATTACAATTATTATGCGATAGATTTATTTTTAAAGATTTATCAAAGGTATTAGAAGACATAGATTTAAGTTTATATGAAATTACATTTAATAATACAAAATTAAGAGAATTTTTAGATATTGGATTAATTAGAGATAATTATAATATGTATCACATAAAAGATACACATATAAATAAATTATTATCTACTTCTTATAAAATCCAATTATTTTCAAAAGTAATGGAAAAAGTTGGAATTAAATATCCGTATGAATGGACACCTGATAAATTTATAGAAAATTGTGAGAATGATAATAGAATAACTAATTATGATTTAATAAGTAAAATTCAATTAAGTTATAAAATAAAAGTTTTTGAAGGTCAGTTTTATTCTCAATTATTCGGTAAAATGTGCCGACAAATAATGCCGACATTTACGATAAATGGAAGATGGTTATATAATACCGAAGATGGAAAAAAGAAAGTAAATGGAGGATATATAAGTGAATTTATTAAACCTTTATTCAATAAACCACCTGATTATAATGAAGATTTATTTTTAGATGATGAAGCACCAACTGAAAAAGTCAAATTTATTAAAGATGAATAATAATCCAATGTAATATTATTTTTATAATTGTATTCATAATACAATTATATAACATTTTATTTTTTCTTACTTTCTAAAAAATTTAGAAATCTTATCTGTGCTTTTGCTTTTTTTAAAGTTGTTGCTTTACTAATCACTTTACCTGTTTTTTTTATTTTAACTCTGTATAAATTTTTATTGGGTAATTTTCTAATAATGTATGGCATATATATTATTAGATTATATTATTTTTGCCCTTTTTAACTTTTATATATATATATACAGCGAAAAGGGATTATTTTCTAATACCTAAAACTAATTTAATTCCATCACTTCCTATTTTTTTTAACCTGTATTTTTTAAAATGGTGAGGTGCTAATTGTCTATAACGATAAAAACTTTTTTTATTTTCAACTTTTTTGCCATAGAAAGATAATTTAAATTTATTTAATTTAATCCATTTATTTGCCTGTGATAATGTAAAATTATTTTTCGGTATAATTACACTTTGAATTTCCATATATATAATATTATATCATATAATAATATATAATGGTAAAGAAAGAAAAAGAATGTAATATAGATAATTTACAACCTTTTTTTTGTCGTGTAGGTGCTAAAAGAAGGTTAATACGAGATATATGTAAATTAATACCACCCCACGAAATATATGTAGAACCATTTTTAGGGGGTGGTTCTGTTTTTTGGTATAAAAATAAAGCAAATAAAAATTATTTGAATGATTTGGATGATTTTGTGGTTAATAATCATAAATTATTAAAAAATCTTGATTTAAACCAAACCTATACATTTCCTCAATGGACAAATAAAGAAGCAACTAAATTTGTTTATGATACAAAACATACAACAAATAAACAAAAATTTATTGCTGGAGTATTACAGAGTTGTGGAACTTATTCCGCAATGGGACAAGGTAATATTTATGTTGAGAAAAGTAAAAATCCTGATAAAAAAGGTAGATATAAGAATAGAGGAAAGGATTTAAGAAATAAATTGGAAAATAAAGAAAAATTAGAAAAATATAAAAATAAATTAAAAGGAGTTAGTATAACAAAACAAGATTATAAAATATTGATTAAGAAATATGATAGTCCACGAACTTTTTTCTTTTTAGACCCGCCTTATGAAGAAGCAGAAAAAGATAAATTATACAAAAAATCATATTTTAATATGGAGGAATTACTAAAAGTAGTTAAATCCATAAAAGGAAAATTTATGCTAACTTTAAATGATAGTCCAAATATAAGACGATTATTTAGTGGATATAATATAAAAACACTTTCACTTGGACACGTCGGAGGAACTAGTCAAATTGGTAAAGCAAGAACAGAATTACTTATAATGAATTATAATCCGTCAAAATTAGAAGGTAAAGGAAAAAGTTTAAAAAATATCATACAGAATTTACTTCCTCAATATGATTTTCCTGATAATATGACCGATGATGAATATTTTGAATTAATTGAAATATTTAATTTAGAACCACAATTACGAGGTGCTGGATTTTGGAATTGGATAAAAACACAATACAGAAAAGGAAAATCACTAATATCCGCACCCGCAGAATATAGTAATACATCAAGAGAAACATTAAATAAATATGGTAAATGTGTTATTACAAAATTAACAATAATTAGAACACCGATACAAGAAGTTTTAGGTATTGCTTTACAAGGATTATCATTCGGAGAATGGTATAAATTAATGAGAAAATATGGTTATGATAAAATGTTCCATTTGGCATTAATTGGATTGGTATGTGATAATGTGCCTGTTGTGATTGAAAAAAACGAAGTTGTGAATATATCTAATGAATTTTCGTTGAGTAAAGATAGTGAATATATGGAAGTGGATTTAGAAGGTGAAACAATTACATTAGACGAAATGATGAATAAAACAAAATCATTTATGGGTGATTTTAATTATTTTGATTATGATGCTTTTAAAAATAACTGCCAAGTTTTTATTGATAGTGTTTTAAAATCAAATGGATTATTAACTCAAAATTATCATAAATTCTTATTTCAAGATTTACAACAATTACATCAAGAATTACCAAGTTATATAGCACCAGTTGCTAAATTTATTACGAGATTAGGTAGTATTGTTAGTAGATTAAGAGGAGGAAAAGGAAAATTAGGAGATTTATTAGATAAAAAAAAATACCCATTAAATTATTCAAAACAGGTAGAAGATATAATATCAAATATGAGTTTTGGAAATGAAGTTGAAATTTTGGGGAGTATGAGTTTTAAATCCCAATTATATACTTCCGATTATGATTGTTTTGAAGTTGTTAGAGTTAATAGTATTAATGAATTGAAAACAAAATTTCAAACAATTATTAAAAATTTGAAATCTATGAAAAAAGTTTATATTGGCGATATAAAAATAGGTGAGATTAAAGATTGGAAGATTATTGACGATACAGCGTATATTGATAATGCTGGTAAATTAAGGGGATATAATCAAGAAAAAAGTATGAATAAACTTGGAGAATTATTAAATGAAAAAATAATAAGTAAGAAAGAATATGAAGAAAGTAAAAAATTATTAATTAAAAATCCCAATTATGAAGAATTAAAAAATATTATTAAACAGGTAAGATTTAATGTGGTAAGATGGACACCAACAGAAATATTAAAGGGAAAAAAGACAATAAGAGGAAAACCATTTACAATAGAAGAAGGTTTTAAATCACATTCATTATTTAAACTTGATGTAATAGCATTAATGGAGGGAAAATATACCGATTTTTCCATAATTTATGATGTTAGATTAAAAGGTAAAAGATTAAATTATTTTGGTATTGATACTAAACAAACATTATTAAATGATATTCATTTATATCATTCTGTTGGCAATTGGTTTAAATTTTTAAAAAGATTATTCAGTTATTATAATTATTTAATCAAATATCAAAAAACAAATAAAAAAAAGAAATATATTGATAATTTAGAAAAAATTATAGATATTTTAAATAGTGATATTGGTAATTTATATACCATAATTCAGGATATAGAAGTTATTTTATTCCTGATGGAAAAAGGAATAACACCAAGACGGGATTTTATAAATGAAATTAACAATTTCGTAAATAGTATCAGTGACATATATAGTATAGTTATTAGTCCACATTTAATTAATAGAATAAAAAAAATTCAAGAATATAAAACAAATAAAAAAATTAAAAATAGTTTGGAAAATATACAAAAAGACCTTACAGCATTATTAAATAAAAAAACAAAAGAAGAAATAAATAATAAAAAAATTATGATTAATTAATTAGTTTTGGGGGTTTAAAGATAAATCACATATATATTCTATAAAAGAATATGGCATTTGTTAAAGCAGAAAATATTGAATATTATATTAAAATTCTTGATATAGTTAGTGCGATAGAAGACAAAACCGAATTAAAAAATAAGCACATAGAAGGGATAAACTCGCATCATTATCGTTTTTATAAACATTTATCAAAAAATCAAGTTAAAAAAATAGAAAAATTTGTAAAATATTATAAAGGTGTTGTTGATTATGAATTTTATACTACGGCATCTCAAAATTCTTATTTTGTTAGATTAACAAGTCCATTATATCAAATAACTATGGTTGAATGTGTAGTTATTAGAATATCAAAAGATTAATAAAAAATTAATTAATTAATAATAATTAATTAGTTTTTGGGGTTTAAAGTTAAATCACATATATATTATATAAAATGAATAATAAATTATCAAGCATACCAACATACGAAAACGCACAGGAATATAAAAAAGAAATTATGACTCGTCGTCAGCATCCAACAACACTAATATATTTTAAAATGTATAAATTTTTAGGTGGAGGAATTAAAGATATGGATAAATATGAAAAAATATTAAATAATTTCTACAAACATACTTTTAATGCGTATATCTCTAATGAATGTTGTGAGAATGGTAGAGAATTAGATGAAGATGGAAAATGGTTATATGAAAATAGATATGATGCTTTTGAAGGTTTTAGAAGAAGCAGTAAATTATCTTGTAATCACGCTAAATTAATATTTAATAGTGTAGATTATGTTAGTGCGTATAGTTAAATAAAAATAAATAAAAAATTAATTAATTAATATTATTAATTAGTTTTGGGGGTTTAAAGATAAATCACATATATATTCTATAAAAGAATATGACAGACTTATATAGAGATGATGTAGAAATCCAGCGATTAATTTTTAAAATTTTTAAAGAAGCGACCAAATATATTGACGAACCTATGCCTTTAAAATGGTGGAAAATAGAATTAGCAAAACAATTAGAAATAAGAATATTAAATAATACTATTGATGACGACGAAATGAGCAGTGTTTCTAAATTAATTATAAGAATAAAAGATAAAAAATATTTGAATGAGTTAATGGCATATATGATAAACGACTGGTGGAATGTAAATTTTGATGATGATATGGTAAATTTACCGACTTTAATTAAAATAAAATTTTCAGGAAAAACTTGCTACATAACTCCACAATTTATATGTAATGGTAGAAATGGTGATTTGACTGCGGAAGAGTTATTTGATTTATTTTTAAAAACAAAATATACAAAAAGAGATTTTAGATGGACGATGAAAAACAAAACTGATTTAATGAAAGGATTTTATAAAGCATCTTTAATAAATGTAGCAATTGAAAAAGATAAAAAATATGGATTAACATATAAAGTAAGAGATTTAGAAGAAGAGATAAATGAATTAAAGGCAAAACCAAAAATGGAAATTCCAAAATTTTTACTTAATGAAATTTATGATAAATGTGATTTTAAATGTCCAATATGTATGCGTGGAAAAGATGAAATATCAAAAGAAGATTTTAAAATAACCAGTTGTGGACATAAATTTTGTAAAGAATGTTTAGAAAAAAGTTTGGAAATTAAAAATAAATGCCCTGTTTGTTGTGTTAGTCTATAATAAAAAAAAATAAATAATAATAAATTTTATTATTATTTAATTAAAGTTTATTATTATTTAATTAAAGTTTAAATTTAACTATTTTCCGATAGCACCGTTTCACTAACATACGAAACCCATTTTACACTATCGGTGGCATCACCAACTACATTAATTTTATATCCTCCATTCGTGGTATCGGCGGCAACATCACAGGAATAACCAGCAGTTTCTTCGCTTTCTTCAACATTAGCAAGTAATACTTCACTTGTGCTTTCTTCTCCTGCCCTTTTAATTACAGCAAGAATAGTATAAGCATTTACATTTTGGTCGTCTTGGTTCATACATACAACCTGTGCTTTAACAACAATACACGCATCTTTATTTGTAGTGCCACCCATAGTATTAGTATGAATTGCGGTTGCGGTATTATTTGATGTTGCTAAATAATTGGCAACATTATTGCTTGTTCCAGCACTATTTCCACTATCATATTCTGCCGATACTACACCTGTTAAAGTTTTACTATCTAATGTTTGTGCGGTTGATAAATCAGCAGTAATAGATGTATCAATTGTAAATTCGTTTCCTCCTGAAAGAGCAAGACCATTCCCAGCAGTATAAGTTTCTCCTGTATCTTCAATCATAGCAAAAGCACCTGCCCCATCATCCCACGAAACTACATAACCATCTTGCCCTGCTCCTGGGGCAGTCATATCACTTAAATCTCGTAAATTTGTATCGTATGCTTGGACATCACTTCCAATTGCTAAACCCAAAGCAGTTCTCGCATCACCAGCAGAAGAACTCCCAGTTCCGCCATTTGCTACTGCTAAATCTGTTCCACTCCAATCACCATTATTAATTGTTGATGCGGTCGCTAAACTTCCTAATCCTAAACTGGTTCTTGCGGTTGCCCCAGTTTCAGCAACCCAATTAGTTCCATCACCGACAATAAAATTACTATTTGTCACGGCAAGACCTGCGAGGTCTGCTAATTGTGCGTCGTATGCTTGGACATCTGTCCCAATTTCTAAACCTAATTCACTTCTCCAATTTGCCACCGTTGCTCCACCTGTAAATGTTGGGTCTGCTTGAAAAGCAATATCTCCACCGGGGTTTATTTCTATATCCCCAGCAGGTTCTAATTGTAATTTATTCGGAACTTGTAATGAATAATTTGACATTATATATAATAAGTATATAAAAAAATTAAATGTTTTTTTTTATTTTATATTAATTAAAATTCTATATCCCTTTTTAACTTTTTTATATATATATACAGCGAAAAGGGAATTTAAATTGTGGCAATACTAATAGTCATATTACAATTAATTTCTGTTCCTTGTGGATTAACTTTTACCTGTAATTTAGTTCCTGAAATTCCAAAAGTTATTAATACATTTCCTACATTTATTCCACTTTCATACATAGTTCTTAAATTTTGTTGTCCTAATAATTGGTATGCGGGGTCTGCTTCAAAAGCAAAATCATATTGTCTTATCAATTTAATAGTTGTATCATTTTGAGATTGTATAGTTATTATTATTGTAATCATACCAAACCCATCACCAGTCAAATTAATTTGATTATTTGCGGATGGCACTTGTCCATTACTTGTTAAAACTTGTTCGTCATCAAAATTATATTTAAAAAATCTAGTATTAATAGCATTTGCTAATCCATCTATTTCTCCTTGTAAAAATGGTAAATCAACTTCTATAATAGTAGTTAAACTCTCCTTATTTTCATCCCATATAAATTTTTTTTCATCTTCAATTATTACAAAATTAGCACCACTCATATCTATATATATTATATACATTTTTTTTACATAATGTAAATAACGAATATTTTTTCAATCAATTACATTTACATAAAATCTTGCTTTTTTTACTAATTTCTCACTCGCATCTTCTTCATTATCAATTACATATTTAGCAAATTGTTTTAAATTTTTTAAAGGTGTATCAGGAACTCTATTTCTAAATTTTTTAAATGCTTTTGAAAATGTTCCCCATTTCAAATCTTCCCAATCTACATCATCGTCTTTCTTTTTTCCCCACCCTTCATAATCCTCACCCATTTCAACATCATCTCCACCACCATCACCACCATCATCACCACCTAATCTTGACGCTAAATCCCCAACAACTCTGCTACTTACTACTCTTGTAATATTTTCTTGTCTTTCTCTTTCTTGTCTTTCTCTTTCTAGTTGTCTTGCTTTTCTTGTTTTTTTTGCCGTTCTTTCTCTGCTTTTTTGTGCTGGTCTTGCTAATAATGTGTGTGCTAATAATGCTCCTTCTCTTCCTTCTCCCCTTTCTCTCCTCAATCGTTCTTCAACTGCTAATCTTATTGCTCTTAATCTCACTCTATCTGTCTGTTCTACGGGGTCTGTTTCTCGCATATCTAATAATAATTGTGCTTCTTCTGCCGTTGGTTCTCTTTGACCTAATCGCCCCGTTTTTGGTTGTCTAACATCCCTCGCTTCTCCACTCGGTTTTCCATTTCCACCTCTTCTTTCTCTTGTTTTTCTTAATAACCCAATACCATTTCCCATACTTTCTAACGCTCTTCGTAATCTTGTTTTTCGTAATTTTCCTGTTCCTGTTTGTTCTTCCGAACCCATTGATGCTTCATCTTCTCTTATTCTTCTTCGTCTACGTTCACTTAATTCCCGTCTACGTTCACTTAATTCCATCTGTCTATTTATTACTCGTCCTTCTCGTATATCCTCATCTTCTTTACTTTCTTTACTTTCTTGATGCCTAAATCCATTATTACCACCTTTTAACATTCTGCGTAAATCATTAAAAAATTCTTTTCTTTTTTCAGGATTATTTGGTATAATTGTTATTTTTTTTACTCCGCCCCCGTGATAATGAACTCCTTTTGATGAGGTGGATGCTGGTGGAGGTGGAGGTGCTACAAATAAAGGTGGAACTACGGGTGGAACTGGTTGTGCTGGAACTGCTGGTGCTGGAACTGCTGGTGCTGGTAATGCTGGTGCTGGTAATGCTGGTAATGCTGGTGCTGGTTGTGGTCCTAAATTCAAATTCGCCATAGCATCTATCAAAGCATCCATATCAGGTTCTGCTGGTGGTGTTTTTGGTCTTGATGAGGTAGTCCTTCTTTTTTTAGGACCACTACCATCTATTATATTTACTAAATTTATTGGTTTTTTTTCCATATATTTTTGTAATAAATCTTTTAAATTTACATCTTTATTCTTATATATATGTTTTCTTGCCTTCGCTACTGGTTCATATAATTTACCAACTTCCAAATCACCTAATAATTTTTTCTCCTTTTTACTTAATTTTTCTCTTGTATAATAATCTGGCGTTGTATGGTCTTTAAAAACAATAATATCATCAAGTAATTTATCTAATAGAATATAATTAGGATAATCTTGTATTCTTGTGTTTGGTTTGTGTATAAATCCTTTTATTGTTTTATTCCATTTATCGCCTAATCTTTTTTTAATCATTTTTCTCACCTTTTCAATATATTTTTGTCTATATTTTTCTTCTTTAATTTTTGGTGATATTGGTTTAATTTTTAATTTCATATCTTTTGTTGGAACTTTTCCAGCATATTCTTTTAATTGTTTAAAATAATATTCTCTCCATCT